TGCCGAAGTAGAAGAAGGTGAAGAAGAAGAAGAGGAAGTTGTAGAAGAAGAGTATGACTTAGAAGAGGATGTAAATGCCCTTCTAGGTGGCGAAGAACTCTCTGAAGAGTTCAAGGAAAGAGCAAAAACAATCTTCGAAGCAGCTATCAATTCTAAAGTTTCTGAAATTAAGGAACAACTCGAAGAGCAGTATGCTGCTGCTCTGACCGAGGAAGTAGAAGAAATTAAGGAAGCACTTTCCCAGCGTGTTGATTCATACCTAGAGTATGTTTCAGACGAGTGGTTCAATGAGAATGCACTTGTTATCGAGCACGCACTTAAGACCGAAGTAACTGAGAGTTTCCTCTCAGGTATGAAGGAACTTTTTGAAGCACATTATGTATCAATCCCTGAAGATAAATATGATGTTCTTGAGAGCATGGTAGAAAAACTTGATGAAATGGAGACAAAACTCAACGAGCAAATTGAGAAAAACGTTTCCCTAAACAAGCGTCTCGCAGAGTCGGTTGCTGAAGGAATCTTAGATCAAGTCTCTGAAGGTCTTGCACAGACTCAGAAAGAGAAACTCGCTTCACTTGCCGAAAGTGTTGAGTTTGAAAGTGAAGAAGAATATCGTGAAAAACTGGAGATGCTAAAAGAGTCATATTTTGCCTCTAAGACCGCAGCTCCTACTGCTAAATCCGAATCGCTTTCTGAGGGAGTAGACGTTACGCCTGAAATTCATTCAGGTACAATGGAAAGATACCTCAGAACACTAGGTACTATTAGCAAATAATTGAATTTAATATAATTCAAACAAAACATCCACAAACAAAGGTAAACGCAAATGTTCCAATCAGAGCATCTGCAGGAAAAGTGGGCACCTCTCCTCAACTATGAGGGTCTTGATCCAATCAAAGATTCCCATCGTAAGGCGGTAACCGCAGTCCTGCTAGAAAACCAAGAAAAATTCCTGCGTGAGCAAAATGCTTTCGCAACCTCAGGTTCATTCCTAACCGAAGCTCCAGCTAATGCAGTTGGTAACGGCGGTTTCACCAGTGCTGGTGGAGACACCACCACTGCAGGTTTCGATCCTGTTCTGATCTCCCTGATCAGACGCTCAATGCCTAACCTGGTCGCTTATGACCTCGCAGGTGTTCAGCCAATGAGTGGTCCTACTGGACTCATCTTCGCAATGCGTTCACGCTACACCAGCCAGACCGGAACTGAAGCATTCTACGATGAAGTAGATTCTTCATTCTCTGGACAAGACGCTGGCTTCGACGAGACCGATGGTTTCTCCGATGCTAATGCTGGTCTTGGTACAACTGGTTTTGGTGGTCTAGGAAGCAACCCTGCAGTTCTCAACCCTGTTGCAACTGCATCATCAACCGGTTATAAGGTTGGTCAGGGTATGCGTACTGACGCTGCTGAGAATCTTGACGGCACCACTTCTGATGCCTTCAACCAGATGGCATTCTCAATCGAGAAAGTCACTGTTACCGCTAAGTCAAGAGCTCTGAAAGCTGAGTACTCACTAGAACTCGCTCAGGACCTCAAGGCAATCCACGGTCTGAATGCTGAAGCGGAATTAGCAAACATTCTCTCAACTGAGATTCTTGCTGAAATCAACCGCGAAGTTATCAGAACCATCTACAAGATTGCTGAGCAAGGTGCTGCACAAAACACCGCAACTGCTGGTATCTTCGACCTCGACGTTGATTCAAACGGTCGTTGGTCTGTTGAGAAGTTCAAGGGTCTTCTATTCCAAATCGAGCGCGACGCTAACGCAATCGCACAAAGAACTCGTAGAGGAAAGGGCAACATCATCATGTGCTCTGCTGACGTTGCTTCAGCACTGACCATGGCTGGTGTTCTCGACTACACCCCTGCACTCAACGCAAACCTCAACGTTGACGACACTGGTAACACCTTCGCTGGTGTTCTGCAAGGTAAGTATCGTGTTTATATCGATCCTTATTCTGCAAACCTCACCTCAGGTAACGCTGCAAACGGTAACCAGTATTACGTTGTTGGTTATAAGGGTTCTTCCCCTTATGACGCTGGACTCTTCTATTGTCCTTATGTTCCTCTCCAAATGGTTCGTGCCGTTGGTGAGAACTCCTTCCAGCCAAAAATCGGCTTCAAGACCCGTTATGGTATTGTTGCCAACCCATTCGCTGAAGGAACAACTCAAGGTCTTGGTCGCCTGCGTGTTAACGCTAACCGCTACTACAGACGTGTTGCTGTTAAGAATCTCATGTGAGTCTTTCTCACAAAGATTTTATGGGGGGTCCGAAAGGACCCCTTTTTTTATCTAAATAATTAGAAAAAATGGCAAGATCGTCGCAGATAGAGAATAGAAATTTTCTATCACCAACTGGATTTAAATTTAGTTTGAAAAGAAGTCCAAGAGTTGCATTCTTTTGCAATCAGGCAAATATACCTGATTTAAATTTAGGACTGGCAGTACAACCATCGTACTTAAAAGATATTCCAACACCAGGAGATAAAATTGAGTTTGGTGATTTAAGTCTTCGTTTTCTTGTTGATGAAAATTTAGAAAATTATATGGAAATCCAGAACTGGATCCGTGGATTGGGATATCCCGAAAGTGGACAAGAATTTCGGGATTTGGTAAAATCTGGTGCAGAAAATGGTATTTTGTCTCCAGAAGGAGGTGGAGACAACATATACTCGGATGGAACCTTACAAATTTTGAGTAGCAATCTAGTTGCAAAGTTTAATGTTAATTTCAAAGATTTATTTCCATATTCATTGTCAACTGTAACTTTTGATGCCACAGATACAGACATTCAATACTTTACAGCAGACGTAAGTTTCAAGTATACTATTTACAATATAACTACGCTTGGTGGCACTCCTCTATGAGTATTGATCTTGATAAAATTCAAGAAATGTGGACTAAAGACTCTAAGATAGATCCTGATAACTTACATACAGAGTCTTTAAATATCCCTGTTCTTCATGCAAAATATTTTGATTTATATAATACTATCTTTCTTTTAAGAAAGAAAGCAGAACAACAAAAAAGAAATATTCGTCACGAACGATATGAGTACTATTCTGGAAAATCAGACCCAGAAGTCTATGTCGATAATCCATTTCCAAAAAAGATTCGTGACAAAGACACAATGCAAAAGTATCTTGATGCAGATGAAAAACTATCTACAGTCTGTCTGAAAATTGATTACTACGATACAATGTTGGTTTATATTGAAAGCATTTTGAAGATGATCCAAAACAGAACATATCAAATTAAAAATGCTATCGAATTTATGAGATTTAACTCTGGACTAGGATAGATAAATATTTCTAGATGAATGGATTTATGTGATTGATACAACAGCAAATCTTGTTATTTCCAAGTCCAACGAAGTATTTTTAAAAATCAATACGGAACCTCATATTGAGTATGAGTTGAGAGACCATTTTAAATTTGAGGTTCCTAATGCCAAATTCATGCCACAATATCGTGGTAGGAATTGGAATGGAGAAATCCATTTATATGATATGAGATCGAAACAGATTTATGTTGGTCTCTTAGATAAGATTGTATCTTTCTGTAAGCAATATGGATACACTTATAAGTTTGAAGATAATAAATTTTATGGTGCCCCATATGAAGAGAATGAGCAAATCTCTTATGAGGGTGTCAAGGATTACATGCATTCCATTTGTGCCCATACTCCCAGGAAGTATCAAATTGAGGGAGTATATGGTGCCCTAAAGCATAATAGAAAACTATTGATAAGCCCCACTGCGAGCGGCAAATCACTGATGATTTATTCTCTCGTAAGATATTATGTGGATAAAGGCGAAAAAATTCTTCTAGTTGTTCCGACGACATCTCTTGTAGAACAGATGTACAAGGATTTCCTTGATTATGGTTGGGATGCTGATTCATATTGTCACCGTATCTATTCTGGTAGAGAGAAAACGAATGAATATCCAGTAACAATTACAACTTGGCAATCTGTATACAAACTAGAGCGTTCATTCTTTGAAGACTATGGTTGCATTATAGGTGATGAAGCACATTTATTCAAGAGCAAATCTCTAATTGAGATTATGACAAAACTTCATCATGCAAAATATAGATTTGGTTTTACTGGAACTTTAGATGGAACACAAACTCACAAGTGGGTTCTTGAAGGTTTGTTTGGACCATCATATAAGGTAACAAAAACTGAAGAACTGATGAGGCAAGGGCACCTATCCCAGTTGGATATTCAATGCCTAGTTCTAAAGCACACTCCACAAAATTTCCAAACTTATGAGGATGAAATCCAGTATTTAATTTCTCATGAGCAAAGGAATAACTTTATTAGAAACTTAACTTTAGATCTAAAAGGAAATACTCTTGTGCTATTCAGCAGAGTAGAAGCACACGGAGCAATACTTTACGACAAGATAAATAAAAACAAAGGTGAAAATCGTAAAGTATTCTTTGTCCATGGCGGTGTTGATGCAGAAGAAAGAGAGTTAGTTAGAGAAATAACGGAAAGAGAAAACAACGCAATTATTGTTGCCTCTTATGGAACTTTTTCTACTGGTATCAACATTAAAAATCTCCATAATGTTATCTTTGCCTCACCAAGTAAGTCACGTATTAGAAATTTGCAATCAATTGGACGAGTACTTAGAAAAGGAAAAGACAAAGTAAAAGCCGTCCTTTATGATATTGCTGATGACTGCACAAATAAATCAAAAAGAAATTATACTTTAAATCATTTTATCGAAAGAATTAAAATTTACAATGAAGAAAAGTTTAACTATGAAATAATTACAATTCAGTTAAAGGTATGATGGAAGAAGATTTTTATGCAACACTAAAATTAAAAACAGGTGAGGAAGTATTTGCTAAAGTAGCAGCTTCTGAAGAAGAAGATAGAACACTGCTCTTAGTTTCAAATCCTGTTATAATATCTGAGATTAAAACTAAATTTGGTGTAGTTGGATATAAAGTAGAACCTTGGTTGAAAACAACAACAGAAGATTTATTCATTTTAAATATTGAAGATGTTTTAACTATGTCAGAATCTTCAGATATTGAAATGATTATGATTTATCAGAAATTTGTTCGTCAATCACAGAAAGACTCAGGCAATCCATCCAAGTTAAACCGAAGAATGGGATATATTGCCAATGTGAATGATGCTAAAGAGATACTAGAAAAGATCTTTAAAAGTAGCTAAAGCTAATCTTTTCAACCTCCACAAAGGTAATTGTACAGGTTTTGAAGTACCTTGTCAAGTATTTAAAAGTATGTTAGTATTCATACATAATAATGATAAAAACTTATGATTACCACAGCAGTTATGG